GATCAAAGAGTGCATCGGCTAGGGCTGTATATGAAGGAATCGCCATCTATTCACCTATTGCCACTGATAACCCTCGGAGCCGTCCGGCATAAGCCCGGCATTGTCGGCCCAGAAACCCATCGTCAGCCTTTGTCCTTCGGTTGCAGTTTCGTAGTCCGGCGCGTCGCTGGCAGTCCAGAAGCCGAACCGGCCTTCAAGAACATCAGCATTTTGCATAGTATACTTCACAGTTTCGCCGGGTTGTACTTCTTCTGCCTCAATAACGATATATCTCCGGGTGTCATCCTGACCCGTATCGTCGGTAATCAGCCGTGAAGTTGCGTCAACAATATCGGCGGTCCATATGGTGCGGTCCTTCGCATCCAATAGGACGGTCAGATAGCGCGGGTTTCGGAGATACCTGTTGAGATACCGGACTGCGAGATTCTGCGCGACGGCGTCGGAGACGATCCACCGCGAGAAGATACGGCGAATTTTCGTCTCGCCATACTCAAGATCGCTTTCGGCTGTATTGCTTCGGTTGATCCTGACGCGAGAATAGTTATTGGGCCGGTTGATATCCCCTGCGGGATTTCTCAGACCGTAGTAAACCCACACTTGCGAGACGCGCTCTTTCGGGCGGACGTTAACAACTTGCGATCCCTGAAGGATATTCTCCCGCTCGTTGATTTGAACCGGCGTTTCAGTCGGAGGGCGGTTAGCCCGAATGCGGACCTTTTGAAGCCGCTCATCCCACCATATGAAAAACTGGCACTGTTCCGCCAACTCGCTAAGCAGGGTGTTGATACCTGTCGGCTCCGTGATAAGTCCGGTCACAACAAATGACGGCAACCAGAAAGCCCCCTCGGCATTCCATTCGGTCAAGTCCACAACGTCGAAAACACCGGACGTGTATCGCTCGATCAAATCAAGCGCGACTAGATACCCGGCTTCGTTCGTGTACCTGAGGCAAAGCTGTACGGAATCATCTTGATCGTGTTCTTGTGCTACGCTCCCATCAGTTCCGCGCGTGACGCCGGTAAACTGAAGCTCCGCTTCGGAACCCACGATAACCCAATCGACAGTGAAATCATCGGCGGACCCCGCGCCAAGCTCAAGCCGGATTTGCGTAATCGTACTATCGGCCCAATCGTCCGCACCGGCAGTCAGGGCGAACATATCCCACTCAAGGTCTACCCATTCACCTGTTACCGTAGTGTCTGGGATGTCCTTACGGAACGAAGATGAAAAGCCGTGGCCTGACGTTGTGTATAGAACACGGCCAACCCAACCGGTCCCGCCCGTACGCTTCACTCTGGCGCGAACATAACGGTTATCTTCACCTACAATCGTGAGCGATCCCGGACTTGTCGCAATCGGCCCCGATCCCGTCGCATCAATAACCAGAGATTGGTCACCCTGCGAAAGCGTTGCGTTTGTTCCGGTCCAACTCTGCGTATCGGAAATGAAGTTCCAAGCGATCCCGTCAAGGTCGGCAATCGGATTGACGAAATCATAGGTCATGATTTCATCGCTGATACGAAGCGTACCCGAACGGGTGTATTGCTCGATATTCGCGCCCACCGCCGAAAAGCTCGTATCGGTATCGTTGAGAGCGGCGCTCAATTCACCCGTGGAAAGCATCGGCGCTTGGGCTCGCCTGTCATCCACAAGCCGCAGAATATCCACACCGCGAAGCGTAACAACGCCATTACTGTCCGGCCCGTCAATGCCATCCACAATGTAATGGCGCGTCACCATGTCACCGGGGTCTTGACCTACATAGCCTTCACGAATCCGCAGAGCGCGATTTTGATAGAACGGGGAGCGCGCGAGAAACTTCGTCCAGAACGTTCCTCTTTTCAGAGGATCATAATTCCGGTCAGTCAAATAAGGATCGGTCTTGATATCCGAATAAGGATGATCCCTCAGTTTGATTGTCACCGCCGCACGGGTTCCCAGCGGGCCGGACGATTCCGAAGCGCCACCGATATTCAACCGGCTAGGCGACGTAGTGACCGACATGACCGACGGTATCGCCTGCCATGATGCAGGCATGTTTGCCAGCGGTGAACAGAACCTGAGAGTGAGCGAACCCTTGTCAAAGTTCTCTTGATCCTGACACGTCGCAATCGTGTTGAAGCATTTGCGATTGCCTGTAACGCCAATCTCGGCAGTGCACGGCGCGTCGCCATAGGTCAGCGAACAGAAATCCTGATCTATCTCGATTATCGTTACGGGCTGCCTGCCGAAATCCTTGGCCGAAGGCGGCACCACAGGATCGCGGACGCGCCGTCCAGTAAGGACGAATGTTCCAGTCTGTGCGTTAAGAAAAACAAAGCTGTCGACAATTGAAAATTGAACCGGATTTCCACCGAGTGAAAAAGAACCGGTCGTGGCGTTAAGGGTTACTCCGCCCGCAGCCTCCAAATCCGCCGAATTGCCAGTAAGTACAAACTCGCCCGACGCGGCATCAATTGAAGCGCCGCCGCCCGCGTTGAGTGAAGCGGCGTTGCCAGTGAAAGCAAAGCCACCAGTCTCCGCGTCTATTTCAAAATCCGCAGCCCACAATAGGCGCGCGGCGTTTCCCGAAAGCGTGAACACACCAGTGCCAGCGGAAATCTCTAGTGCGCCCCCAAACAAAAGGGAGGCATCATTTCCGCTTAACGTAAATCCGCCGCCCTCCGCGTCTAGCGAAAGATCACCCCCTGCATTGAGCGAGGCGGCGTTGCCCGTGAAAGTAAATCCGCCGGTCCCCGCGTCCAGTATCTCATCGCTCGAAACCTCAAACGCCAGCAAGCGCGCAACGCCACGTGATGTGCCGGAGAGTGTTGCGGTTATATTTCCCGTTGCGGCGGGGCTGGCATATGTCGCGTCAGAAAACCCGACTTGCCCACCGCTCGCTCCCACCGGCTGCGACACAATCGAGAATGGAGACGTGACGGAACTGATCGTCCGGCTAGAGCCGTTGTAGACCGCATGGATAACGAGCGCGGGCTCCGCAAGCGTAATGCCCGGCGCTGTAAAGCTGCTCGTGTTCGATGAATAGACTGTCTCGGTTTCTTGCGTCAGACCGTCCGACGCATCAGCAATGACGATCATCGCCACCGCACCCGCAGCATTACCGGACAGCGTGACATTGAACGCGCCGGTTTCTGTCCCGTCCGCGCGGTAGCTGTGAACCTCCGACACTTTTGCACCGTCGAGGTCGCGCGATTCCAGCGTCCAGCCTGTCGGCCATGTTGAGGTGACGCTGTTGCGGTCCCAGTGTGACAGGGCTATGACCAGATCGCCGTCGCGCACACCGATGGGCCAATTGATAGTCTGTGTCGAAGCCGCAAAACCAAGTGACGTAGTCGCGGTGGATGTTATAGACGGCGTATCGCCGGGCGAAGCCGCAGTCGCCCAAGGAGCCGAAACAAGAGACTGAAGACCGCCGTGCGAAACGACAATACTCCCACCTGTGCTTGAAATGCGCGCCACCTCATAATCGACGCGGAGGCGGTCGCCGGAGGCCCATGTTCCGAGAGATGCGTTAGTGAGAGGCCCGCCAGAAAAAACAAGGGCACCGGCGTTGCATGTCTGGTAGCTTGTATATGAAGTGGATGTCTGGGCAGTCCCAGCACTATTGACACGTGTGAGCCGCACCCGCATCTGCAAGTCGGCGCTGCCGGTTGTGATGTTCACCGAAACAGCAAAATTTGCCCCGGTGCCGCTCAGACCATTCGTGCCCGGCACCCCGGCGGGGGTCCATGCAAAGCTCTCGCGCGCGGCGCCGAAATTGGCGATGGTGATGGTCGTGCTGCCGGAAGTCGCGCCGCTCTCGACCAACGCCTTTGAAAAATCCGCGCCGCCGGAAAGGTCGCTATTCGCATTCGACAGGCGATAAAGAGCGGTTCTCATTCCGGCCACCCCTCATCCGCCATCATGGCGAGCCGGATCGCTTCGAACTCGTCGTCCGGCAGCCATGCGCCGGTCAAGGTCACACCCTCGACCTCGTAAGTGTCACGCCCGTAACTGACGGTCCGATATGGCGGCGCATGGAAAAACACCACACCCTGCACCGTCGGCGGGATTGCCGACGGATCGGATGTATATGTGGTTCCATCGGCGCAGTAGACGCGCCAGCCAAGCGATTCGAGCATGTTACTGCAACGTCAGTGCGACGCCGGAAACATCGGCCCATGTCACGGTAAAGGTTTGGCCATCCGCGAGTGAAATAGATGAGCCGTAGTCGTACCAGCCAATAAGCTCGTCGTTCGAAGCTGTGTCATTGTAAAGTACAGCGTATCGGAACGGCCCGATAGCGCCAGTCGCGGTAAACACAACCGGATCAAGCACCAAGCTGTAAAGGCCAGCCGTCTGAGACGACGAAACCTGAGCCGCCGCAGTGCCGCCCGCCGTGTATCCGTTCCCGGCACTGATTTCGGTCAGGTTCGCCTTGACCGTATTCGAGGCCACCGGGGCAGAGTTGGTAAGCATGATCTTGAGTGTGTCGCTGCCAAGGTTGTGAACCTTTTCGGCCACAGCCTCCACAAACGAGTTGAACTTGTTAAATGCCGCCATTTTCAGTCTCCATTTGAAATGCCCGCAACTTCCATCGAAACGGACATCAAGTCGCGGATGCCCATATTTGTCGGGGCCATATCGTCGTTTACCCACCCGTAGATTACATCGTTTTCGGATGGGCTGTCAGGGTTAGGACGCCACGCAATGAAGAACGGATTTTCCCTCGCGTCCAAAACAAAGGGATCGAAGTTCTCGCGATACCAGTCAGGGTCAAGATGCTGCCAAGCAAAGGCTTCGCGCACACCTGACCGAATAATTGACCGGCCAAGAAACTGTCCGCGCTCGCTTACGTTCGGGTTGATTGCCGTCTCTCGATTGAGCGGGCCGGGATTGTGTCCAGCAAAGATAGGGCGCATCATCGTTAGGGCATAACCGAAACGAATATGAGCAATTGCCGGAAGCTCCGATCCCTCGATTGCGATGCGCCAATATCTTGCGGACACCTCGGGAAACAAAATCAGGATCGGATCGCCGTTCGTTATCAAAGCAGGCGCGGCAAGAATGGAGGTCCAGTCGCTGTCGTTCGCGCTGTATTGAACCTGCACAGCCTCGCCAATGAGTTGGTGAACCGCGATCCCGCAATAGTTGACCAGCGTAGGTTCCTGCGCCGACACCTTCCACCAAGCCGGAAGCGCGGTCGGCTGCCAATGCTCGTAGGTATTGACAGTATAAGCACCAAGGGCAGGCGAACCATTCGCCGCTGTAGATGCTGTAGGCGTTCCATCAAGGCGATCATATCCGATCCGCGCATGGGTTAGCGGATAGGATTCGCTGGCAACAGTGGATGCGTCCTTAATGATAATCACGTCGCCACCAACTTGATACGAGAGCCGTTGTCGATTGCATCGTTAATCGCTTCGATCAGGTCCGAACCGCGCACAAGATCATTGGGGTTTAGACCCCTGACAAAGATAGTCTGGTCCCTGCGTGTCTGCGCATCCGCACCCGTACCGGTAAGGGCCTGACTGGAAACGGTCCCTCCGCCCGCCGCCGAACTTGACCCGCTGCCACCACCAAACTGTGTTGACTTGATCGCTGCAATCTTTGCAAAAGACGCCGCGAGAGACGCGCCAGCAAAAGCGATGTTAAGCGGATAGGGATAAGCCGCCATCGTTTTGTTGAAGCCCTCATAGGCCGAAATAATCGAACTCGCGATAGCAGCCGTTTTGCCGATATTGAACATGGCGCGGCTAGAGCTATTCATGAGGCCCTCCATGTTGCCCCAGAACGTTGACCAGCCCTGCTGACGCGCGCGGGCTTCCTCATCCTGAATGCGCTTCCGCTCCTTCGCGGCGGCATCCTCCATGCGGGTCATGTTCTCAAGGTGCTGGCCCGTTGCTCGCTCTCTCAGGTCGCGGGCTTCCTGTTCAGTGACAGCGCGGGCTTCCTCGAACTTCGCTATTTCTTCAAGGCGGCGATTGTAGCTCTCAATTTCCTGCTCTTCTTCATTCATCAACGCAAAACGAAGCGCCTCAAGCCGCGTTGCAAGTTGAGCCTGTTGAGCCTCCAATTGCTTCTGCTGGCCCTCGGCATCTGTCCCGAAAATCAGCGATCCGCCAGCAGGACGATTCTTGAACGCTTCCTCTGCGGCTTTCGCGGCTTCTTCACTAGCTGTTCTGACCTTCTCAACCCAATTATCCAACGTCTCAGAAGGCCACGGCTCGCGGTTCGTATCGTGCATGTGCTTGACGGCGGCCTCGTATGCCGCTGCCGCAGATGCTGCATCTGCCTGCACCTTACGAACCCACTCCGAACGCTCTTTGCTTTCGCCGCGAATAGCGGTCATCATGCGGTCAAACGCAGTAACAACGCGCTCGTAGCCCTGAACGATCAAATTAAATGCACCAACCGCACCGGCTGACATGATCGTCCATGCGCGGTGAAGCGTCGAAAGAAGATCAAGGCTGTAGCCTATTGCCTTTTGCAGAAACGTAAACGCCGCATCAATCTGTGCGCGAAAGCCGTTTGTCTCGCCTGCAACTTCCTTGAATGCCTCCGCGATGCCGTAAAGGATCGGAGCAATCTTCACCGCTACCTGATTAAAGAAGCCGCGCATGGTCAGGCCGATAGATGTCATGGCATCGTTGGCTTGCTCAATCTGGCGCGATTCAACATTCGTGAGCGCAACACCGAGACGTTCAATCTCATCACGCGCACCGCGAATAGCATCGCCACCATCTTCAAGCAGGTTGATGATTTCTGTATTTCTGATGCCAAATTCACGAAGGATCGCGGATTGCTGCGCAGCGCTCAGCCCAAGCTCGCGGAACCTGTCGGCCATAACCGCGAGACGTTCATCAACATCTAGGTTAAGAAGTTGCTCGGCACTCAAACCAAGGGCTTCAAGTGCTTTTCGTGTTCCCGGTGCGCCGCCGGTCTGGACTTCACCGAGGCGGCGATTGACCATTTCCATGGATTTAGCAAGCGCGCCAAATTCAATACCGGAAAGCTCCGCTGCGCGAGTAAGCGATTGAACAGATGCAGTAGTGCCACCGAGACGGCGAGCAAGTTTGCCTTCACTGTCAATTCGGTCAAGAGCGGAGCCAACCGCTCTAGCCGCTGCCTGTAGGGTCTTGAAAACCGCAACAACACCAATGACCTTTGTCGCCAGCGCGCGAAACCCACCGCCCATGCGACCCAGCGAGGCGCGGGCTTCCTGTTCCGCGCTTTTAAGCGGCTTTACATCGGCCCCGATTGTGGCCTTGATTTCTCCGATGTTAGCCGCCATAGGTTTTCTCGTATATCTCCCGGACTTCCGTTTCCGTCATTGCGCCTTTTCCTGACCCGTAAATCTTGACGGGCTCGCGGGCCTTCCAGATCAGGAAAAACTCATACATCGTAAGCCGCCAGAACTCGCTAGGTGCCATGTTCCACGGCCCACACGCTATTTTGTAGTATTCATCGAGCGCGCCTTTTTTTTAACGCCCTCTTTCTTGACCTCCTTTTCACCAACATCTGGAAGCGTTTCAGGATCGACCCGGTATGTCGTTTGAACAAGATCGGGAACATACCTGACCATTTCCCAGAACCGCACAACGTCCATGACGTATTCCTGCACGTCCTCGACCTTAATGCCATGAGGCTCCAACGCAGCGTGAATAACGGCCACGATGTCCGTTGTTTTCGGGACGCGCTTTTGTGACCCGAGAAGCCCAAGCTCCATAAGGTTTGCGCCCGCGTTTTCGCACCGTTGAATGAATGCAAAATCGCAGATCACGCGATACTCAGTGCCGCGAAACTTGATGGGGACAGTTTCACGCATGGGCATCACGTCGGGGAGCCGGTAACGGCCCCGTTGGAGTTAAGCGTTGCGGTGAAGGTCACGGCATCGTTATAGGTTCCGGTTTCCTCGTAATTGGAGAGGAAAAAAGTACCGCTGATTTCGTAGCCATCCGCATAGGTGAGTACGCAATCCTCCGTACGCGCACCAGAGAACCACGCTGTTTTCAAAATGGTGTCCTTCGTCACACCGGAAAGCGTGATCGTCACCGCATCTTCGGCAGAGATTTCAAGCAGGGTCTGGACCCCGCTATCTTCGTCCGAAGTCACGTTGATAGGTTCACCGTTCAGCACAACGCCCTTTTCCCGAACGCCGAGAATGGGGTTGCTGTCCCACGAAAAACTGATTTCGCGTCCCGCGCTGGCAGTCATTATGTCGTCTCCTTCAAGTTTCTGCGGCACCGATAGTTGGCCGTCAGAATATGGCGGTTTCGCTCATCCCTCCCAATGGAGAGAATTTCCGATTGCATCATAACATACGGAAAGATGCTGTCCGTAACTTCTATGGGCTGCGTCTGGATAAGCAGGTTTCGGATTGCCTCCATGCGGTCATATGCGCTGGCATAATCCGCACTGCGGGCTGCCACCTGTACCGTCGGCAGATAATCTTCCAGTTCGTCCGTGTCGGGTCCGTCGCCGCCCGTGTCGTAAATCGCAATGCAGTTGTCCGGCGTGTCGGGGCGAACACCGACAAACACGGACCACCCACCGGCTACCGTGGCAATAAACGATTGGAGATCAGCCGCCGGACTAAGCATCGGTTGTGACCGTCACCGTTGAATAAAGCCGCGCCGAAAGATCATACCTCTGCGGGTCCACAATGCCCTGCCAACGTTCTTGACCGGGACCAAGTGGGATTTCCGGGCCACCATCCATCGCGTATGTCAGGCCATCATCTTCGCCCGCAATCACGAGAATGACGGTCGTGTCCGAGTGGAAGGGATCGCTCTCGCCCTCCACATCTGCCTGTACGGCAAGGATTTCACCGGGGATTGTCGTTGGGGCATTTGTCCCGGCACCGCCGCCAACTACAGATCGAAATTCAACAATCGTAGCCATCAGATTTTCGCCTTTCTTGCGATTGCATCCAGAACCGCGCCGCTGTTTTCCGTCAGCGCCGATTCAAGAAACTTTGCCTGTCCGGTGGGATGATAGGAATCCATATTCTCATGAACCCAAAGCGCATATGCAGCACCAAAACCAACCTCAACTGAAAGTGACCCGTCTATTGCCTTTCGTGTGTAAGCCGACCCGCGCAGGTTGCCGGTATCAATCGGAGCCTTGCGCTGCGCGTCGGCTTGAACGATAAACCCGGCCTCCAATAGACCAGCCATCGTCTTGCCCTCGATCTTGCCAATCTCGGAATTGAGGTTGTTCAAGACATCCTCAACGCCTTCAACGCGGACGCTCATTCCGGCACCCCGAATTTGTTGTACTTTCCGTCAATCAATAAATGAACAGACACAACAGGCATTTCACCAAGCTCACCAAAGACATTAAACTCTCTGATGCGGCTTACCGTGCGACCGTCAGCCGTCCTGATTGAAAGAACAGAACGCCCCACTTCATTTACCTCGATACTGAAAAACAGTTCTGCCTTTTCATTCATAGCATCACCTTGTTTAGTTCAAGCGAACCCCGAAGCGCCGGGCTCAGCATGGTCTGTCGGATTTCCCTTGCAGTTGCAGGCGGTGATCCGCTCGCCGTTCCGCGCAAAAGATACCCACCAATTTCAAGAGTCCGGTCAGGATACACAACGGCATCGCTTACCGTCTCGTTTCCCTGCGCATCCCTGAACTG